TTATTATATTGACCTATTGCATCCGCGATTGTACTGGCTGATGTTAGTGACATAAAGTTACTCCGCTCAAACGGCGCGGGGCCTTAAACTCCAGCCGGCGACAGGTAAACAAAAAGGAAGCTGGCAGTTTACCTGCCGCCAGCTTCCTTAATGATTTTTACAAAACGACTATATTAGCTTATAATCAGGTGTCCCCGTCAATCTTTGGAAGTGATATTTTTGTGATTTATGAAGATTCTTACCAGAATCTGGTAAGAAGTTCCGGAAATGGAAGCTATTTCCGGTTAGACCGCTAAAAGCGGCCTTTTTTTAGGAACCCGCTTACGCGGTGTTTAGATTGATTGGCACTGCGTAATATCTACGGTTTGCCGGATAGCCACCGAACCTTACTTCATTGCCTTTACGTTTGCAGTCATCGAATGTATATTTACACTTTTCCTGACTACCTTTATAACCACAGGCAGATGAACGAAACATCCAGCAACACACTTCTTCCGGACCTGCAACTATTACCTCTTCACAATAATCTATCATCCCTCCCAACTTCGGTGAACCCGGAACATCGGTAATATCCTGAAAAATATCGACTGGGTTCGTTAAGCCCGGTGTTAAACCTTTTGACTTGAGTAACGATGGCGAGACTACCGCCAGGCCCGCCAGTTTCAAAAATGCTCTACGCTTCATCTTTGCCATTTTTTACTCCACTCAATTGAGTCTGATTTTATTCATCATAACACGGTGCGCAATAGCAAGGTGCGGGGCCATAACATAGATGACAATATCTATCATCCTCCAATGCCTCCATGACTTTTTTGATTTGCTCTTTCGTAAATCCCTTCTCTATTAGTATTTCTTCGAGTGTTTTTCCTTCCATAATTCACTCCTTACCGCAGGTGGTGTTTTAATCCGCTAAGAGCGGCCTTTTTTTAGGAACCCGCTACGCGGAACTGTTTAATATTTTTATGACTTCATTTGTCTGCCTATAGCGTTGTTCTCTCATAAGCCGTTCTATAAGCACTGAATTGTTCTTTTCTGTCATCCTCTCTATATTTGCCCATATATAATTTGCAGAAAGGGCATCAAGTGATAAAAACGCTCTACGCTTTATCTTTTCCATAATTTTATCCTTTCAATCCCAGTCCCCGCCAAAAACTTGCGGGGATAAACTCCGCAGTATCCAAAGAAAAGGCCGCTTCGGCCTAACCGCGCAGCGGGGTTTCTCAGTGCCATTGACTCTTATCCGGCAATTCCGCCGTCGGGTTCTCCTTGGCCGAAAAGTCCGATGCCAGGTGCTTCAGGCTCGGCACCACATCGTTCACCATGAAGTTCTTCCTTATATAGTAATGATGAAGATCATGCTCGTCGGATGGCCTGTATTTCTTCTGAAATGTCACCGTAATAAAATACCGGTCGGTCTGCAGGGCCTCGAACAGCTTGCCCGCTAATTCCGGCTCGGCTACCAGCATATTAGTCAGCTCTCCCAGCCTGAACATCTCCTCCGGCGTTCTTTTGCTCGCCTCTTGTTGCGGGTCTGGTCTCTTTGGTTTCTGTTTTTTCGTTGCCATTGTTAAGGCTCCTTTCTCAATTCTCAATAGTAAATAGTCAATAGTAAATAGTCAATAGTAAATAGTCAAGACCCTTCAGGGTCATAAGTTATAAAAGTTATTTTTCCCTGATCCCGATTACGCAATACCGGTACCTGCAGTGCCCCCGCCGGCATGACCGGTACTGCTTCTTGCCCTTGGTCGAGGTGGCCACAGTATCGTGCGCCTTGCACCGCGGGCATTCATTGGCATTCGGGAAGTGCCACCTGGCACTCTTCTTACTCCGCCGCCGTTTGGTCTTTTCCGGTTCGGGCTCCTTCCCCTTTATCGATATTGAGCCTGCCGTCTCTATCACATCCGGATCTGTTTTTTGTTCTTGCATTTTGACTCCTTTCAACTGGCCCCGCTCAAGCGCCGCGGGGGCTTATAAAACATCTATTGCAATACCCTTCGTAAATCCATTTACCACACTTTTGGCAATTGATGAAATTACGTTGTGCCTGTAAAGGCCACAATAATTGATGGGCTATCTGGTCAATATCTTTATCGCTTAATATTTTTATTAAAGGCAATTTCTTTTCAGTCAATCCGGCTCCGTACGGTTCTAAAAGTCCCCACAAAGCGGGAAGTTCTTCAGGGCGAACCATTCCTTTCGGGGCTATACACCAATGAAGATTACCAACAGGCTTTTTCCTGTTCTTATGTTTTCCGCTTTCATTAAAAGTGCTTAGAAAATCTGATCGACTTGCTTTTGCCTCAAAGACGCACGCAAAATAATTCGCTACATCTCCCTTCCATTCATATATTCTCTTGCCTGTCGAACTATCCAAAACACAATGACCCGTTATCGGCTTCAAATTTGAATGCTTACAGTACCTCTCAAAAAATCTCTCTTGCAATGAACACAGTACTACAGCATCCGCCACATATCCCTGATCTAAGGCAACTTCCGTAGTTCCCCTCATGCCTTTTGCTGTCACCTTGTTTTGTAGCCAAGTTAATCCTGAAAGAGCAAGCTCTTTATGTTTTTTACTTGGTGCCATAATTTAATATCTGGTCCGGATCGGTTTCTTTCCAACCGGCCTTCCTATCGGTTTTAGTTCTGTTTTTTTAGCTGCCTGTGGATCAGGCAGGGCCCACAGGCCCCTTATCTCGGCCGCCGCACGGGCGTAGACCTCCGTGTCCCAGTAATGATTGGCAAGGCCCTCTTTCTTAACGACCCAGCGTATCCACAGTATCCTGTCGCCCCTCCTCTTGATCTCCTTATTCTCCGATGTAAGGTGCTCCAGGACCTCGTAAGGGGTATCGGCGTGCAGGTGCCCGTACCCGGGACCCGGGACAGTCGCCTCGAAATAGCTCCTGTAAAGGCTGTCCTTATACATCGTAAGGTTAAGATCGTATCGCTTCAATTTCCCGCCCGCCGCCTTGCCAACCCGCCAGGGCTGCTTAGTCAGCTTATCGTCCCCGGCCACCGGGATAATAGGCGCCAGACCCGCGCAGCGAACGCAGAAGGCATCCACCGTCTCTGTATTATACATCCTGTCGATAGCCGTTAAGGCTATCCTCATAACAGAGTCGGCATCCGCCATCATATCGAACCTCATGGCCAGAAACGGCATCAATTTTGCCAGGTTCTCCACCCGGTCCGTCGGCCCGGTCTCTACCCGCTGCTCGAATATACTCCAATGCTCGCCCAGGTAGCCCCAGCCCTTAACGCGGAAATATACATGGTCCAACTGCACATCTATACCCGCCGTCAGCATCTGGCAGCCGGCAGGGACCTTGCCCTTCGGATAGCTACCTATATGCCTTCTCAATAGCTCGATATCGGTTGTGGCCTTATGCTCGCGGAACGGCCGGGCCTTCTGAGAGTTCCAGTAGTCCTTAAACGGCTGGATATTGCCCGCCTTCAGGGCCTTCTGGGCGTGGACGAACTCGACCGTTAAGGACGCCACCGTCTCCACCATTGGGTGCAGCATTAGCGAATGTATCCGGCAGCTACGAATAGTCCTTACCCTTATCTTAATTTCAGCCCCCGCGGCGCCTGAGCGGAGCAGTCTGCCGTTATCATCTAATGTGCAATCGCCCGGCACGAACTTGCCCGAACATACCGCCCGCCACCGCTCGTCCTCGCTCCAGCTTTGCTGACATTTCGGGCATACATAACGCGAATGCCTGCCCCTTTGATAGACCGATTCGGCGTAGAACTCCTGATGCCCGCCCCGCTCGAACCGGTCGATCCGGATGTTCTCATCCGCTATCTGGTGCCACTTGCCGCATTTGCCGCAGGGCACCCACCACTCGCAGCAGTCGCCCCTCTTCCACTCGGCGTCCGACATATCATCCTCGGTGACCGGTGTGGTCATCGCTAAGAGCTTGCTCCTGCCCTTGAACCATCGCTGCCGTTTCCGCATAAGGCTTATCGGATCGGCCTCAGCGCCCACGTAGGGCGGGTACTTACCCGTCTCATCGGCTATAATATAGCATACCGGCTTATCGGCCAGGGCCTGCGGCGTCGTAGGCCAGCCGATGTATAGTATCATATTGTCCAGGACCGTCTGCTTACCGATGAATATGTTCTTTACCCGTCCGCCAGATACGTGCCGTAAAAGGTCCTCGTTTGCCTCGAACATGGGCCGTATCCTGGCCTCCACCCTGTTCTTAACATCATCCTTGGTCGGCATAATTAGCAGCGTAGGACCCGGCGAGGTCTCCGGGATATATCCCACGAAGCCCGTCCCGAATGTCGTCTTACCCGACTGGCTGCAGGCATAGACCCAGACTTCCCTGGTCACCGTATCCGATAGCCATTCGGCTATCGGTACGAAATACGGTGTATACTCGCGGCTCCACGGCCCCTCGATAGCACTGGTCCCCCCGGCCAGTATGTAATTGCCCTCCATCCACTCGACAAAAGGCGGCCGGGCACGGGGCCGGAGCAGCTCGGCCTCCTCGGCCAGGATGGGCAAAGCCTTCCTTCCCCGCTGCGCGGTTAGTCCGCTAAGAGCGGCCTTTTTTTTGGAACCCGCTAAAAGCGGGACTGTTTTTATATTAACTGTTGTCACCATCTTTCACTGCTTGCCCTAATTCTTTTGCTAATTTATCAACTGTTTGATTCCACTCTTGAAATTTCATAGGCATTGAGCCTCTGCTTATTTCAGCGGTGACATATTTCTTGTATTCATTTAGAAACCAGTTTTCGGTTCGGGGTTTTGACTCAGTTTCATACCACTCGGCCTCCTCGCCGGTTACTGGACAAAGGAGATCATCAGGGTCAGAGCAGTTGTCGATTGTTAGCACACAATAAAAATTGCAATTCTCAGCCTCTCCGCAGGCCTGGCATCTCAATTTAATCCTGTCAGCCATAATCAGTCACCGCCTTTGTCCCCGGTGGCATCCGCCGGATTTTTTAATAAAATAATCAATTCTTCAAATTTCTTTTCCGCGTTAGCGGGCATATACAAAAACTCCGGCACCGTCAGCCATTCCCTCTGCAGGTCCTCGAAGAAACGCGATAGTATGTCCTCGATACCGTCCACCGTCTGGCCGTGTACCATAGACGCCAATTCGCGGCCCTTGTACTTGAATGACCCTACGATCTTACCCCAACGTCCTAATAGGCCCGCTATAACCTCCTCGCGGGGTAAGAGCTCGTGACGCCGCTCGGCTAAGTCGATTATTTTCTCCTCGGCCTTAAGGTCCCGCAACTTGTCCGCCGGCAGCAGCTTGCCGTTGCTCTTGCGCTTGGCGAAATTTCCGTACCAGCTAATCGCGTCCTTCAAGTTTATACCGCCCTCGGCGTTACGAACCAGGCCGTGCTTGCTATACCAGTCGTGTATGGTCTGACGGGTAACACCGAATAAGTCCGCCATCTGGTTAATGGTAAGGGCTGCGTAATTTATATTGGCAGCCCTGCCCTCGCCCTCATCGTATAAGAAGCTCTCCACCGCCTTTATCGCCTGCTGATTGCCGCCCTTGGCCGCCTCGGCCAACGCCTGCTTGGCGGCAGCCACCGCCTCTATCCGGGTCTGCTCCCATAAATCGCAGACCTCCGTATCGGTATCCAATAGCTCCCGCAGCTCGCGGCCACGCTCGAAACCTAATAATTTCGCAGCCTGCGTCACAGTCATTATAGCCGCG